GCCGCCCGCCTGGGGATCCACCGGGCCACCGTGTACCGTCTGTGCGCCAAGCCCGACGGCCTGCGCTCCTACAAGGTGGCCGGGCGCGTCCGTTTCAAGGCGGAGGAGGTGGAGGCCTACCTGGAGCGCTGTCTGGTCCAGCCGCCGCAGCGGCAGGAGGCGCCCAACATCGCTCGGTTCCAGTACAAGCCGGGCATGAAGGTAGTCAGCCTGTGACCAGGAGGGAGGCGGTATGCCCATGTGGCGAAAATTAAAACAGGCCCACCCCTGGCTGTACGAGGCCGAGGAGTGGGCGGTGCTGGGGCTGTCGGTGGGCGCGTTCCTGCTGGCGCTGGCGGTGTATTTGAGATAATGGGAGGTTTCATCATGTACTTAGACCCACTGGAGACGCGGGCAAGGGAGACGCTGGTGAATCAATACGGCCTGGGACTCATCTGGCAGATCGAGCGGCTGGACAAGCACTTCTTCCGGGCGCATTTGACCGACGGCCGGATTGTCCTGGCCATGCTGGGGGAGGACGGCAGCGCCACCCTCCGGGAAATGGAGGCGGTGTGCTGATGACTCAGGAGGTGAAGCTCAGTTACGACCAGACGTTCGAGAAATACCGGCCCAAGGGCGGAAACTGGTGGGATGCCGCCCCCTTCATGATTGGGCTCATTGGGGGCATCGTGGATGGCAGAGAGCTACCCCCACGGGAGCGGATCGCGCGGGTCCAGTATGTGCTGGCCCGGTTCCACAAGCTGCTGGAAGAGGAGGCGCGGGAATGGAAACTCTGATAGCCTGGAATAAAAAAATCCCGCATGACTGTGAGCGCAGCCACACGGGAGTCGTGCTCAGGGAGCACAATAAGAACATAGCTATTATAGCACAGCAAAAGAGATTTGACAAGGGGGTGGAGCACTATGCCCGAAAAACTTATGGATGACCAGTTGGATGGCGGCTACTATGCAGTTATCCCGGGCGATGTGCGCTACGACCCGGACTTGAAACCGAATGCCAAGCTACTGTATGGCGAGTTGACCTCTCTCTGCAATAAGAAAGGCTATTGCTGGGCGACGAATGAGCACTTTGCAAAATTATATAACCTCTCGGTCGGGACAATCAGCCGGCTCATATCCCAGTTGGAGACAAAAGGCTACATACGCTGCGAAATGGCAGCGACAAGCAAAGGCTCAGAGCGCCGTATCTACGCGGGCATATTTTTGGTGGATCCAGGGGGTATTGACGAAAAGCGCAAGACCCCTCTTGACGAAAAAGGCAAGGGGGGTCTTGACGATTTCGGCAAGCAGAATAATAAAAGTTTGAATAATAAAGATTTAAAAGAACCCCCCAAAGCCCCCCAAGGGGGGCGGCGGGGGAGCCGGTTCGAGCTGGCGGAGGAGGCCAAGCCCATTCTCCGCACCTACGTGGGGGAGGACCAGGAGCTGGCCCGGGCCCTGGGTGAGCATATCAGGATCCGGGTCAAGCTCCGGGCGGTGAATTCCGCCTATGCCGTGCGGATGCTCCTGGCCAAGCTGGACGAGCTGTCCGGGGGACGGCGGGAGGACAAGCTGCGGCTGATTCGTCAGTCGGTGGCTAACTCCTGGAAGTCCTACTTCCCCCTGCGGGGAGGAGACCGATCCGAGCCGCCTGATCCTTCCGGCCCCGGCATAGTCGCCAGTGAGGAGGTGCCCACATGGTAGGCGAGGACCGGACAGCCGCCCAGGAGGCGGTGATAGGTGCCATGCTCCTGGACGATCGGTGCGTCGGGGAGACCTTGGAGTTGGTGCGGGAGGAGGACTTCTCTGACCCCCGGTGCCGTATGCTGTTCCAAGCGGCCAAGAGCCTGTTCGCCGAGGGCGGGAGAGTGGACCCGGTCACCGTCCTGAACAGGCTGGGCGCCGCTGGGGACAGTGAGATGCGGGGATATCTGCTCCAGCTGATGGACGTGACCCCCACTGCGGCCAACGTCCTGGAGTATGCCAGAATCGTGCGGGAGCAAGCCCGGCGGGAGCGCCGCCGGGAGCTGGGGCGGCTGCTCATGGAGGAGCCGGACGACGAGAAGGCCGCCCGGTACATCGCCCAACTCAATGAGCTTGCGGTGGAGCGCCGGGGCATCCAGCGGATGAGCATGGATGAGGCCCTGCTGAGCTTTTCGGAGCGGCACACGACTCCGCACCAGTACCTGACCTGGGGCCTGCCCAAGCTGGACAAGGGGATGTACGCCGACCCCGGGGACATGGTGGTGTTGGGCGGCTACCCCTCCGCGGGAAAGACCGCCTTGGCCGTGTCCTTCGCCTATCACCACGCCGCGAAGCGCAGAGTCGGTTTTTACAGTCTGGAGACCAACCGCTACAAGCTGGCCGATCGGCTGATCGCCAACATCGCAAGGGTGGAGCTGTCCCGGATCAAGCTGGGGACCATGGATGAGGCGGACTGGCAGAGCGTGGCAAATGAGTCCGACCGGATGCGGGCCCGGAATCTGGATCTGATCGAGGCATCCGGAATGAGCGTCCAGGACATCAAGGCGGACGCCCTGGCCCACCGGTACGGGGCGGTCTATGTGGACTACCTCCAGCTCGTCGAGCCGGAGAGCCGGCGGGAGACTCGTCAGGAGCAGGTGGCGGGCATCAGCCGGGGGTTCCAGAAGCTGGCCCACGGCAGCGGGACCCTGGTTGTGGCCCTCTCCCAGCTCTCCCGGCAGAAGCGGGAGGGTTCGGACAAGGTGCTGGAGCCCACCATGGCGGACCTGCGGGAAAGCGGCCAGGTGGAACAGGACGCGGACGCGGTCATGCTGCTGTACCTGGAACGGCCCAAGGAGCCGGACACCAGCCGCCGGGTCCTGAAAATTGGCAAAAACAAGGAGGGCACCCTGGGGCGGATCTTCCTGGTGTTCGACGGGCAGTATCAGAGGTTCCGGGAATCCGCCCTGGATGTTCCGGCAGACCGACCGAACAGCCGCCGCGGCGCTTCAGGGCAGAGCGGCCGCCAACAAGCATTTTGGCCTCTCCCCGGCAGTGAATCGGTGCCCTGGGAGGGCGAGTACGAGCACACAGGCGAAAAACCGAAATCATAGATGCACATACCTGCACCTTGACAACCGAATACAGACTGACGAAACATCAGGGACCTCCGGGCAAAAGAAAAGCCGGGGATATCACTCCCCGGCCCGCCTTATTCTTTTGCTTTCGGCTTGTACTGTTCCTCGCCGCTTTCGACATATTTAATCAGGTTGACAATCTCCTGCGCCGTCCAGCCGGCGCTTTCCAGCGCCTCGATCAGACGGTAGTTTTCCTGCATATTCACCCTTGCTCACCTCCTTCCGTATCCCGTTCCATTTCGTGGTCAATCGCCCGGTTGATGAAGCCGTTGACGGATTCGCCCCGGGCCGCTGCGTAGGTTTGGATGATGTCCTTTTTCCCTTTACGTACACGCAAAGGGATAGCATCATAAGCCTTCGCATTGTATCTGTTCTTTACGGCGCTTGAAGTCTTACCCAAATTATCACCTCCTCACATAGTATAGCACATTATATATACTTATCGCAGTATGTAAAATTCACAAATCGGACTTATATCATTTGTGTAAGTCGACAGTTGAAATACTGATATAAGTATGCTATATTAGCATTGTCAGCAGGGGAAGCCCGATGACAAAATAAAAGCCCCGGTGGTCACAACACCGAGGCGGAAGGGAGGCGAAGCCCGATGGTACGCATCAACGGGGTCTGGTTCTACAAAGGAACCGCATACCCCACATTCCGGGCCGCTTTAGAAGCGGCATGGGCTAACAGGTAAGCCCAGGGGGCCGGGGAGACCCGGCCCCACCAAAAAAGCCTCCCGGGGACAGTATATCACGGGAGCGGGGGAAAGACAAGGAGGTTCGGTAGATGGAGAGCAAAAAATTTTCCTGAAAAATCTCTTGACTTTCTGAGCCACAGAAACTATAATACTTATTGTGGCACAGAAAGTAGGTGATGATTTGAGTCCACGGACAGGACGCCCCAGAGCGGAGAAGCCTAAAGGGATTGAAGTAAAAGCCCGTATCGACGAAGAAACGGACAAAC